AGTAGCTCCTACAGATGCTCCAGTGGCTGTTACTCCTCCGGTAGTTGCCCCACCTAAACCCAAGCCAAAAGATGTAAAAAAGAAGCTCCCAGAAGCTAAGAAAGTAGTAAAGCTTTTTGACATAGGAAATGAAGGGTCTATCTGGGAGCAGGGTATCGCCACAATGGATGACTTTTTAGCTTTAGGTAAGGCACTGAATTTAACGATAAAAATATCAAAAAATCAGTCAGCTTTCGATAAGTTTAGAAAGTCTGTCGGGTTCTATGGTGTCAACGGTAAAAGTCTGCGCGGCTTCCACACCAATGTAAAATTTGGCTCTGGTGGGCGCATGGATGATTCGCAGAAGAACATCATTGGCGTAAAGCAGCTAAAAGGCTCTGATGATCTTCAAGTGTTAATGACACTGGCTCACGAAATCGGACACGACATAGAATCTACAAGTAAAAAGAAGAACGCACGGGCTTACGCTAGTTACAACATGCACCCAGAAAGTGCTGGTCAAACATACATGGTAGAGGGGTCTTTCAGAGAGTATCTTAATGGCTTAAATTCGGCGGTTACAAAGAACCCAACTAACTCCACTGCTGAAAAGAAAATTACAGATGAGATAGACAATCTACAAAATCTCGTTGGCGTTTTCTTTGAGAAAGACGCAGCATTAGGAAAGAAAAACATAAGAGTCTCTTGGCAAAGAGATTTTTATAAGTCAATAAAAGATATGAATCCTAAAGAAGCAACTCCAGAATTTATAGCTACTGAGATGGCTAAGTATAAAAAAAGATTACACCCATCACAGCGTAGACATATAGAGTATGTGAAAGATGCAGCGGAGTTTGCTACAGACCCTATCTGGGTCTATATGGCTAACCCTCGCTTAATGAAAGAAGTTGCACCAAACACCGCCAAAGAAATACAAAAGTTCTTTAGCGGTATGCAAAAAGACTTCCCTGTAAGTTTCCATGCCAACCCAGTCGCGACAATTTTAGCTATTGTAATGGCGGGAATGGTAGCAACCGGAGATGAAGAGGAGCAACAGCCCGCTCAAGCACCACAGGGCGGCCTTGTCAGCATGTAGTCACACCACATAAGGAGAGTTATGTGAATCCAAAAGTAATAGATTTAGTCCTGTATTTACAGGCGATAAAAGATGTAGACGATAGTGCTTATCTAACCCCCTCGCAGCGCATCCAGATATTCAAAGAGATGAAATACGAGCTTCCTCCAGAGATGATATGCCATTTATGTGGCCACACTAGAGGAATACTAGAAACACTACTAAAGGATAAATCGTCTGATGGAAACCAAGCCAAAAAGAAAACAACGCGCAAAAGCACCCCCGAAGCCAAAGACCTACCCGAAGAAAGCGACACCCAAAAGCAATCACTACTTTTCGACACTGATGTCCACCCCAGAGGGGAGAGCGTTGAGAAAGGAGTGGTCAAACAAGCCGCGAAAAAACGGGGGAAGGCCAAAGGGGGTTCCTGATGGATATCGCAAAGATACTATTGCTCCATTACGCGCCCAAGCCAAGATTGATGCCAATAAGGTAGTAGAGATTATGAGCGACAAATACAACATCGAAGATGAGTACCAGAAAGAAGCACTCCATACGGCAGTAGAAGTAATGCGCCTAGTTGGTGAGACCAGAGAACGTCTGGCGGCTGCACGATTGGTTCTCGACTTTACGAAAAGTAAGCCAGCCAGTAAGTCTGATGTCTCTATATCGAAGGCAGAAGATTTCCTAGCTTCACTATTGCAAGAGGATGAGCAGCCCGATGCACCAGAAGATAGCAAAGATACGGAAAAGGTTGCTGACTGATTTCAGCTACTACTCTAACGCCTCCTTAAAGATAAGAACTAAGTTAGGCAACATTTCCCCCCTCAAGTTAAATTCAGCACAGAAAATCCTAAACAAAGCAGTCGAGGACCAGATAGACACTGAAGGCAAAGTCCGTGTGATTATCTTGAAGGCCCGACAGCAGGGACTATCTACATACACTGGTGGTTACCTCTATTTCTCTGTAAGTCAAAAAGCTGCATGTAAGGCTATGGTCATTACTCACCATGCCGATTCTACCCGTGCGCTTTTTGATATGACTAAGAGATTCCATGAGCATTGCCCAGATATTCTGAAGCCTCACACAAAGTATTCCTCAAGACGGGAGATGAATTTTGACGTACTTGATAGTAGCTTTGTGGTTGCAACAGCGGGTGGAGAATCTATCGGTAGAGGCGAAACGCTTACTCATGTACACGCATCAGAGTTGGCTTTCTGGCAGAAAAGTACCGCTTTGGATAACTGGAACGGCCTTACACAGGCAGTCCCTAATGCTAAAGGTACGGCTATTTTTGTCGAAAGTACGGCCAATGGTGCAACAGGCATTTTTGCTGACTTATGGCGCGGTGCGGTGGATGGCTCTAATGGTTATGTACCAGTTTTTATTCCTTGGTTTACTGATGTTGATTACCGTGAAAAAGTTACAGACAACTTTGAGAGAACGCCTGACGAAGAAGACCTAGCCGAGCTTTATGATTTAGACAATGAGCAGCTAATGTTTAGGCGCAGAAAGATTGCCCAAAATGGCATCGATTTGTTTCGCCAGGAATATCCTAGTGAGCCTGATGAAGCCTTCTTGACTACAGGCCGACCAGTGTTCAACCCAGAGCAGCTATCTAAGAATTTAAAGACTACCAGAGACCTCCAAGAGCGTCTTGCCCTTGAGGCTGGTGAGTTCGTAAATAATGCCCGTGGTGAACTTAGTACCTATAGAAAGCATGTCGAAGGTGAGCAGTATGTCATCGGTGCAGACGTTGCTATGGGAGTTAGAGGTGGCGATTACTCTGTATGCCAAGTACTTGACTCCCAAAAGCGTCAGGTAGCGACATGGAGAGGACACGCACATCCTGATTACTTTGCTGAAGTTCTTTATGCACTTGGTGAGTACTACAACGAAGCCTATATCTGTGTGGAGAATAACTCTCACGGAATCCTGACCTGCACTAGGTTAGGCAAGGATATGGCTTATCCTAATTTTTATACTGAAACACAGATAGACAAGCTTACTGACCGAGAGACTACAAAGCTCGGCTTCACGACTACCCAGAAGACTAAGCCTTTGATCATTGACCAACTACGCGCAGTAATGCGGGAAGAACAGTTGGAAATTAATTGCAAGGTAACTCTACGCGAAATGCTTTCTTATATCGTGACTGAGAGCGGAGCTATGCAGGCAGAAGCAGGTTGCTTTGATGACTGCGTAATGGCTCTTGCACTTGCTAATCATGTCCACACGGGCGCATGGACTCCTGTGGAATCAACTGACAATTTTTATATTGAAATGGTTTAAATATGGCAAAGAAAAAAGATTACAAGAAACTCTCTGATGAAGAGATACTTGCGATATGCGATGACAACGTAGGGCGGTCTGTTGGTTACCACGATAGTGAGTTAAGCCGTGAGAGAGCCAATGTTATGGACTACTACAGCGGTGATAAGCCGAAGCCTATCCATGATGGCAACTCCAAGTACGTTTCTCTAGATTGCTGGAACGGAATCGAGTCAATGAAGGCTGCTCTACTAGAGACCTTTAGCGCGGGGAGCAAGATAGTACGATTTGATCCCCAGTCTGCTGACGATGTAAAGATGGCTGCCACCTGTACTTCATACACAGAATATGTGGCCCACCGACAGAACGACCTCTATTCAATTATGTCCTCAGTCATACATGATGGCCTCATTGCTAGGGCAGGCATTGCCAAAGTATTCTGGCAAGCGCAGGAAGAGACCACATCCGAGTTCTTTGAGAACTTGACTGAAGATGAGCTAGATATGCTCTTATCTCAAGATAATATTGAGCTAGGAGAGCATGAAGAAGATGAAATTGGACTAACCTCTGGTGAGATAAGAATAACTAGAGATACGAGCCAAGTAGTCATCGAAAACATCCCTCCAGAAGAATTTTTAATTGAGTCACAAGCAAAGTCATTGGACAGTGTCTTGTTCTGCGCCCACCGCACCAAGAAGACATTATCTGACCTACGACTTATGGGTTACTCAGACAAACTCCTAGACAAAATTGGCGAGCATACTGATGTGGACTTGGATACTGACCTAGAAGTCTTATCCAGACATGACTCTGTGAACGCTGATAGAGGCTTCAACACCGAAGGTTACCAAGATCAAGTTAGATCGGTAATGGTGCATGAAGTCTACTTGGAGATAGACGTTGAGGGGTCGGGAGTAGCAGAACTATATAAGATAATGAAAGCCGGTAATGTGCTTCTTGAAAAAGAGAAGGTTAATAGAAAACCATTCATTACATTCGTTCCGCTCCCGATCCCTCACGCCTTCTACGGTAACAACTTTGGTGCAAAGCTAATTGATACCCAGAATGCGAGAACCGTGCTTACAAGGTCTATCCTTGATCACGCAATGATTACCAACAACCCCCGATATACAGTGCTGAAGGGTGGTCTAACTAACCCGAAGGAACTTATCGATAACAGGGTAGGTGGTCTGGTCAATGTAACACGGCCTGATGCCATAGCCCCGATGATGCAGTCTCCGCTAAACCCGTTTACCTTCCAGACGCTCTCGATGCTTGAGTCGAACATGGAGGATACGACTGGTGTCAGTAAGCTGTCTCAGGGTCTTGATAAGAATGCTGTTTCAAAGCAAAACTCAGCGGCTATGGTGGAGCAGTTAGCCACCATGTCTCAGCAGCGCCAAAAGATAATAGCGCGTAATTTTGCAACGCAGTGGGTTAAGCCCATGTACCAGCTAATTTACCAGCTAGTAATTGAGAATGAAGATCAAGCGAAGCTCATCGAAATCAATGGTGAGTATGTCGAGATTGATCCAAGCGCATGGGCAGATAAACGTGATGTAACTGTAGAGTTATCCCTTGGCTATGGAGAGCATGAAAAAGAAAGCCAGAAGTACATGGCTATGCACCAAACTTTCCAATCTGACCCAAGCCTTCAAAAGATGTACACCGCTCAGAACCAGTACCAACTAATCTCTAAAGTAATGGAGATGGCGGGTATTAAGAATGTTGGTGAGTTCCTTACAAACCCAGATGAGTTGCCACCAGAGCAGCCTGATCCAGCGCAAGAACTTCAGATGGAGCTTATGAAGAAGCAGCTTGAAGTACAAGAGCGCCAGACAGCCTTGGGCGAGATGAAGGCACAGATGGATGTAGAAAACATGAAGATGAAGCTCGAACTTGAGCGTCTTAAGGCTGAGAACCAATTCGCAATTCAAAGCGATAAGGTTGATCTCAGTGAAGCGCAACTTAATCACAAGAAAGTAATTGATACCGCAGAACTTCTACTTGCACAGCAAGCAGATGAGATTACGGCTATTGCCTCAGTTAATGGATAACCCGTTGTAAATAATGTTCTTAAGGAGAGCAGTAATGACTAGTGAAGAAGAATTAGTAACCAAAGGCCATGACGCAGAAATGCTACTTGGTTTAGAGGCTTTTACCAATACGGTAAATACTCAAATAGAAGCTGCAACACAGCAGTTTTTTGCGAGTAGCCCAGAAGACTATGAAATGCGTGAAGATGCCTACTTGCAGTACCGTGCCTTGGCTGATCTCGTAAGCACTCTAAGACAACAAGTTGAAGTCTTAGATCAAATCAAATCAAAAGCAACACCAGAAGAGGAGTAGCACTATGTCAGAAGATAACGTGCAACAGGACTTTGATTTTGGAAGTGTCGATAGTACGGCAGAAGCCATTTTAGCAAGCTGGGAAGACGCTGATGAAAGTCAGCCATCTGAAGAAGGTGAGTTAGAGGCAGCAGAGGATTCTACTAGCGAAGAAGAGACTGAAGTAGATGAAACTGAAGAAGAGGAAGATGAAGAAACCAAAGAAGAAGATGAGACTGAAGAAGACCCTGATGAGTCCCAGGATACCGAAGAGGATACAGAGAGTGAGCCAGAAGAAGTTGATCTGTCTGATGAAACTCTTGTTGAACTCCAAGTTGATGGCGAAACGAAACAGGCATCTTTAAAAGACCTCAAGAGACTCTACGGGCAAGAAGCATCTCTCA